CAACTGCTGAGTCACTTTCGTGTGAGCTGCGAATCGCTCAGGGGAAAGAGTTACCTCACTTAGAGCAATATTGGTAGAGTCTACCGCTGTGACTTCAGCCGCTGTCTTCGCTGCTGTGACAACACTTGTCTGCACGGGGATAGAGATATCGCCCGTTACGCCCGTGATTCGTCGAATACCGAGTGCATCAGCAATTGTCTGGGGACGATACGCTGCTACTGGCCCTTGGACTTCAGTTGCGACACCTTGATTGATCGCTGCTGAAATAGCAGGGTCACCAGTTGCTTCCGTTGCCATAGGCACTGCATCAGCACGTAACATCATAGTAGGAATGTGAATTCCATTACCTGCGGGTACGATACCTGCGTTACGGAATTCAAGTGCCGCTTCTTGCGACATTTCTGCTTCTAGACCAGTAAGTTGGTTGCCAGAAGCAGCTTCACGGATTGCCTTGCCCAGATTATATTGGGCGCGGACTTCAGGGGCTTTATCCCCCATCGCTTGCACTACGGCAGGCGCTTTTTTCTCTTTCATATTATTTGAGTTTGAGATATTAGTATTACGAGCCTCCGGCTCTGGGTTTTCTTTGTTTCGTTCGTCTTCGTCTTCTTCCTGCATTTTCTCTTCCTCCTCGTCCTCTTCTTCCTGCATTTTCTCTTCGTCTTCGTCTTCCTGCATCTTCATCTCTTCGTCCTCGTCTTCTTCGTCCTCCTTGTCTCCATACATAGATTCTGATTGACGCTCATCTAAAGGGTTTTCGTTTCCTTCAGCCATTGGCGTTTCCACTTCTTGCTGTGCGAGACGTTCTTCTTCCAATGCTTCAAGTTCTTCTTCGACTTCAAGCGCATCAGCCATTGAGCGCAGTCCAACTTCAGTGGTATCATACGCTCCTTGGGTGGTTGGGCTAACGTCATACAGGACGTTTACTGAGTTGATTGTTCGGAGGTTGAGTCCATCATCGCGTTTCTCCCAGCTATCGTCTTCGATAGTAAAGCCAAAGCTGCTTGTAGCGACAATGCCTTCTCGGATGTTAATTGCCAAGTCTTTGGCGTAAGTCTGTTCTCCAAGTTCAAAGCGGTATTTGAGTCCGTTCTCATCAATGTCTAACTGCAAACCAGATCCCATTCGAGCGAGAGGTTGATTGTAGTCGTGATTGAAGAGTGCTACTGTTTGTGTCATGTCAGTGCCGTCGAATGCACCTCTCGCAATACGTTCCGCAAATCGACCGCCAATAGTGGTCTCCTCATTAAAACGTGCCGCGTAGCCCTCCACGATAGTTTTACCATCGTCATTTGAACGAACCTCAACGTCCACTGAAATGGATCTTTTTTCTAGATTATTCATTAGAGATTGTTACTTTTTATTTGATAATTTGTGTCCCTTGGGAAATAAATCGGTGTCGTGTTTACCCCCACGGAATCTTTCGTTTTTCAATGCATAGAGAAAGGAATTAACACGAGCATAAGCCCATTGCTCTGGCCCTTTCACATTGGGACGAACACTACCGGGGTTGGTCTTGTATGCACCAACGCCACGATTGAATACTGCCTTGAGCATTCGCATGGTCGCTTTCTTTGTAGGTGTAGAAACATCTTTATTATGTTTCTCTAGTTTGTTCTTTAAACCTGCTTCAACAGCCCCACTTACAGCCCTCTGCTCACTTTCTTTATTTATAATGCCTTTGCACCAAGTCTTCATGCTATCACCGCCCCAAGCAGCGTACATGATTGATCCGCAGATGTCTTTTCCTTTATCGTCCGTAAACTTCCCTTGGTCGTAAGTCTTGGCTCTCGATAGAAATGAGAAAGTCCTTTTTACCGTTGATAGCGTGATGGCAGAATTGCTCGACAACTGTGTAGCGCGAGTCCAACCCACCTTCGTTCCACAGCTTGTGTTCGTCTTTTCTTTGTGACGAAGGGCAGCCGCAGCTCTATTGCGAGCAGATTTAGGATAGCCTTTGAATGTTCGCGCCATACTGATCAGTTAGGCTAGGTCGTGTGCCACAGTATTTGCAACAGCGGTAGCCATATCAGTTGCTGAAACACCGATCTTATAACCGTAAACGCCCTTGCCTAATTTCTCACTCCACGGGCCGCTTGTCGCATCCCCGTCGTTAGCCTCAGTTGCGCTCACCATTAGAGCCGCAAGGAGAGAAGCATCACCAGAATTTGCTATTGTATTAATGTGGCCTGGCGCAGTAAGTTGTGCAGTTGCGTATGCCGACATGAATGAAGCCAGAGCTAGTTGTGCGGTTGCTACAGTTCCAGTGGCGTGTTGAAAATGCCAATTCGTTGCACCTGAGCGATCAGTTCCTTTGACACCTATTCGATCTATCTCTCCTTGAGGACGTGCGTTATATACTTCTAAGTTGTAGAAAAGTTCAGCCATTGTTATTTGTTACAGATGCCGCGTAATCGTTCATTGATGACAACGGCAATTGGTTCATTTGGATGTGTAAATTGTCTCCACCATCGACTGGTGAAAGACCTTCTTTCGCCCTACACTCATTTATCGATAAAACGCCTGAAGACAAGAGCGTAGCGTAGAAAGCAGCCCGACTCGCGCTGTCCGCACGTAGTAATGCATCGACATTGAAACGGCACTGCATTTTTTTCCGAAGTAGTTTGCGTTCGACTTCGAGTTCGATTCGACGCACCCAGGGCAGGATACATCCTTGGAAGAATTGCAGCACTTGTTGTTCATAGTTGCTATAGGCGGTATTTCCCTCCATACCGATCATCGCTGGTGGGATAGAATATGTACGAGCGATCTCTTCAGTCGAGAACTTCTTCATATCTAAAAACTGCAACTGATCGAGGGGAACGGTTATTGGTTGATAGGTAAAACCGCCACCGAGTATCGCCACTTTGTGAGCGTTACCTGAACCCATGTACTCCATTTCCCAACGGGACTGAGCTTCACGCATTTGGTCGATGCTTAAGTGCTCTTTTGTACTCAGTATGCCACCAAGCATACCGCCATTATCAAAGAAAGTAGAAGCGAAATCCTGTATAGATTTAGCTGTTCTTAGGTTTTGAAGCTGAGTGTATGTGGGAGACAAGCCTCGGAAAGCTTTTATTTGAAGGACTTGCTCTTGTGGGACGGGGCTTGGAGCGCCTGTATAAGAGTAAAACCGAGTACCACTTTTGGTGTCTACCGTGTAACTCATATCGGTAGCAGGAATCCAATACATCTCCTTGCCATTAGGCATGATGATTGCGTTGCCTTCTCCGTAAAGAAGCGCATCGCTTATAATCATTTGCCAAAATTCAAAAGCACCCATTAAAGGGTTTGGAGCAACACCTAATGTCTTGGTTAAGGGATGATCAATTAAGGGTTCGCGACCACCATTTACCTGAACACGTTCGACCGTGACATCCATACTAGCTATGGTGTCGGCAATCTTACTTACGCAAGCGTAAACCGCATTTAGTTGAAGGGAGTCCTGACCTTGAGTCAGACCTGTTCTTGGTGTGACCGAGTGAAACGCATTATTGCTAAGGAAGTTGTGAATGTTTCTTTCCTCTTTTTCAGGGGCAAAGGCACTACGCAATCGAGCAAATAAGTTGGGTCTGGCTTCTGGCATATTCGGGTGCAAAATGCAGCCCGTGAGCAAGACTTAAATTACCTATCTCCGCCAACTACCGCCATGAAGAACTCATACGAGTTATCCTCTTCAGGCTCAACGAAAGTGAGTAGTTCACCGATTGCCATTACAGCGGCTACAGCACCGTCAATCTTATCGCCACTCTTGGATTTGTCAGGCTTGATATTGCCTGATGGGTCGGAACGTAAAACCACATTACCCATCATCCAGCGCAACACCTCATCACCACCGTGGTAAAGCTTGCCGTCTAAAGCTGCCTTCTCCATAGCCTTTGAAGGAAACGACATACTTGCATAACCTTGTCCGAAGGGGTCACAAGTCACTCCATCACCTTCGAGGTCACGTATTAGATTTAGACTATTCCACCGATCGTATGCTACACCTTTAACGCAATACTTCTCGCTTAGGTTGTCTGCATCGTACTCAACCTTACCGTCTAATATGTAGTGTCCGCTTATCATCCTGCGTATCACATCGTAGTCGGTAACGTTGCCCGGTGTGATGTGTACGTTGTCGAGGTCTTGAAACTGATTGTAAACACTTGCTTCGTCCTTCTCCAACCTTCTTTTTACGGCACGTTCAGGTAGGAAGTAGTGCAGCTCCATTCCGTAGCCATCTAATTCATTACCTGTACATATAGCTAGTGCAGTTATGTCATCGGTAGCAGCAAGGTCAAGCCCTAAGTAGGCAATAACCTTGTTGGCTTTCTCGTCAATTGAATGACCTTGGACAGGTAACTGTTTGTTGGATTCTTGCATCCACACATCGTCCTCAATCCACACATCTTGTGATCCGACAAATATGTTTAAGTGCTTCACCATGAACTCGGTCACTGACCTTCCACCATAGAGCTTGGCGTTTTTACATTGCTGCCGCAGATACTCGATGCTAATGCTAGTTCCCAGTCCTGGATTCGCCTTTTGCCAGACCTCTTCATCGTCCCACCGATCATCGCCTTCGTCTATCTCGTAACAGAGAAAGAACAATCGGTCATTGTCTAGCTTGTTGTCTAGTACCTGCTTACCACCTCGGACGAATTGTATGGCTAATCCGTCAGTAACAAAGCCAGCCGTACTAATAGCAAGCATTAATGGGCTTTTCCTTGCGCCCATAGATGAAGCTAGGACTCTATAAAGTGAGCCGTCCTTGATGGCATGCATCTC